AAAGGGGGCAAGATAGCCCTTCAAGGCAAAGGAAGCGATAACGTTTCAAGAGGAGTCAAACTCAATCCAAGCAACGCGGTAATCGAGCTTGGAAACTTCAAATTTCAAGGAAGCTTGGGTGGGGCCACAAATAGCTTCGATACTGCGGGGCTGATGCCGTTTTTTAAAGCCGATAATTTATGGCGCGCCGTAAGCTTTGTAAAACTGGCAAGCGCCGTATATGACGCGAATAAAACGAGCCTTGCGGAGGAGCTAAAAAAGAAGCTAGACAAAAACGATCAAGCTGCAGATAGCGCAAAACTGGGTGGAGCGGATAGCACGAACTTTCACCGCAAAGACAGCGCCAACGGCTCAAAAATCACAACGATAACAAGCCTCGAAGTGGATTTAAGGCAGGGCGATAATTTCGTCCTTAATCCGAGCGCTCCCGGCACGCTCGCGCTAAAAAACGGCACGGTCGGACAGAGCGGTGCGCTGATAGTGCGAAACGCTACGAATATCACGGGCTACGATGCGGCGCTGGGTTTTCGCGTGACCCCTACAAATTTAAAAGCGACTGAAGTATTCGCGTATTTTGTAGTTGATCAAAACGAGATCAAAATAGGGAGGGTATGAGATGAAAATTCTATTTTTTATTGCGATGATAGCAGCAATAGCAGCCGTAGTGATATGGATGAGGGAAAAGCGCAAAAACAAAATATCGGCAAGACCGAGCGAATCACAGAAAAAGGACGATGATATGACGCATATACTTATGCCCGCTGGCAGCGATGGAGATTTTAGAGGACTCGTGTATCAAAATAGCGGCATCATTACTGAGATGGATACGGGGGCGAAAATAGCGCTTAGCAATCTGAACGACGGCTTCAACGGAACGCTTGAGCTACGCGCAATCTGTATAGATATAGCAGAGGATCAGCATCTTCACGGATCATCCGCCCCTCTTACTATCGATATTACGGTAGCGGGCGGGATGGGCTTTGCGCAAACTGACGTGCGTGTTTATAACGATGATTACGCCGAGACTACAGTGGGTATTGATGTTTTTATCAAAGACAAAGAGTTAGTGATAAAAACTAGCCCGTTTGGAACAGTTGTCGGCTTCAAAAATATCACTATCACGGCGAAAGATTAAGGCAGCGCGATGTTAAATTTTAAAATTTACCTAGGAATTATCGCAGCTCTACTTCTTGCCTGCCTTGCGCTGGCGGGGTGGAACCATAGCCTCAAAGGCAAGATTGAGCAGCTAAACAAAGACATCGTTTTCGTCAAAACGCAAGAGCTCATCAGCTCCTCGAATTTGCAGGCATGCAATGCAAAGATCGATCTGCAAAACGCCAAATTTGAAGAGATCGCTCTGCAAAACGAAAAGCTCAAAAACGCCGGTCCTATCATCAAAAAAGAGATAGAAACTAGATACGAGCCGATAAATGTGCCGATAAGGGACGCAAAATGCGAAAAGAAGCTGAAATTCTATGAGGAAATATTCAGGGAGATGGGCAGATGAAAACAGGACAGCTATATATGCCGCAGTATTCAAAGCCTCTGCGCAAGACGTTTTTGCTCGACAAAAACTACCAAAAAGAGCTGGCTAAGCACAGGCGAGAGTATATCATCAGATTTATTCTCTTTCTGATAGGGCTGGCGCTGTGCGTTTCTCTTAGCGGATGTGCGAAGCAAGAACCCCTAGTAAGGACGGAATACAAGGACGTCCTTGTTCCGATAAAGTGCAAAGTAAGCCTCCCTGCAAAGCCTAAATTTGATCCAGACAATATGCAAAGCGCGGTCGAGCTGGCAAAATACTATCAAACCTGCGAAGCGCTCCTGAAGGAGTGCGCGAATGTGGGGGATCGATAAAGAAGTGTGGAACTACATACTTGTAGGGGTCATAAGTTTTTTGGGCTCGATGCTGGGGATTGGAAGCGGAAATATGAAGCTGCGAGGATCGGGCGGGCAAAAGGTCATATCGTGGCTGGTGGCAGTGGGCTCATCGATGCTGTTTGCGTTTGTGAGCTACGCGGTGCTGAGCGAGTTTATGCCCGGCAGCCCTAAATCTTGCATAGCCCTAAGCGGTGCGGTGGCTTGGTTCGGCGCCGATTGGGTCAGAGCGAAAATAAATAGCTTCTTGTCAAAGAAGATTAAAAATTTAAAAGATATAGATTTTGAAAGGGAAAATTATGAGGATCAAGATAAATAGATTTAAGAACATTCACGACGGAACGATTGGAAAACTAACGATCACGGACGACGGAAAAAGGCTTTTTGAGTGCTTCACCCTTGAGCCAGCAGGCGCAGATACTACCGAGCGCGGCAAGGATAGACGGATTCCGGCGGGGCGATATCAAATGGAGTGGCACAATAGCTCAAGACAAAAACGGATGTGCCCGCTTCTATACAACGAGCTGGTGCCGAAAGATAGATACATTCTGATCCATACGGGTAACATCCCGCAAGAAACATCGGGATGTATCCTCTTGGGCGACGGACACAACGCCGCGGGGGTTAAGAACTCGGTGCAAACATACAATTCGTTTTTCAAAATTTGCATAGGCAAACACATAGAATTCATAGAGATTTCAAACGAGGAGGGGATATGAGCCTGCTAGAAAATATCAAAGCTCACGAGGGATTTAGCGCGCGGATATACAAAGACAGCGTAGGCAAACCCACCGTGGGATACGGCTTTTTGGTAGCCGCTCTTAGCCCTGACGAACTCAAGCTCAACGGCGGCAAGGCGGAGCCGATGAGTAAAGAGGTAGCGGAAAAAATCCTGAATTTGAAAGTTGCTAGGCTGCGAAAGCGAGTGCCGGAGTGTTTGCCGTGGCTGGCTAACAAGCCGCAGAGCGTGCAGGATACCATCCTCGAAATGGCATATCAGCTAGACATCGCAAAGCTGCTTGGCTTTAAATATACCCTGAAATGCATCGAAGCGGGAGACTACGCACAGGCGGCAAGAAACCTGTGCGCGAGCTTACTCTATCGCCAAACTCCGCGACGAGTTGAGGACTATATAAGGGGGCTGCGAGATGGCTGATTTCAAAGAAGCGTATAGCGAAATTTACAGGCGCGTGCTCGGCGACACCATGGCGGCAGATACGCCGTATCAAAAATTTACCGCCAAGATCGACGAATACTTTGAGAAATACGGTCTTGCGAACGACAAAAAATTTGAGATGCTTTGCAGCACTCTCGTCTCAATGACGCAGAGCGTAACGACGAGCTCGCAAGAGATAGCGCTGCGGCTTCTAAGCGAGAGCGAGGAATTGCCGCTACGAAAGCAGCAGCTCGAAGCTCAAGCAAATTTACTCGGCAAACAGATAGAAACAGAGAAGCTAAAGATCGATCTGCAAAGGCAGCGAATGCCGCTTGAGATAGAGCAACTGAAGCTTCAAAAAGATATGCTCGCCGCTCAAATCGACAAGACAAGGGGCGATGTAGCCCTTGCCAAGGCGCAGCAGGATGCAATAAATAGGCAAGTCAAGGACAACCGCCTAATCAAAGGCGGCAGCGTGATCGGCGACTTTTTGCAGAACACACTCAACGGAGGATTAGTGGTCCCGTCAGATATGAACAAGGTGCTTTTTAACATCATCGCAACTCTGCTCAAAGACGAGCTGACAAACATCATGCCGGGGAACTTCGAGATTAAGAAATGAGAACTCTCATCGCCGTAAATGATAGCCTAGACATCGCCTCTCGCGATGACTTCAACCCGGTTAATCCTCTTGCGGGGCAGAACTTCGACATATTCTACGCAGGCAGCGCGGGATATATCGCAGGCACGAAGCCCTCGCCGAACCTTGAGGGGCTCTTTCTGGAGAACGGCTCGGCAAGCCTTAGCGATACGATACTATCGCTGAATGAGGACTTTGCGGCGTTTGCACTAAGTCCGATTTCGAGCGAGCTAAATATAGGCGGACACGGCAGCGCGGCGTATGAAAATATCAAACAGGCGGTGCGAAAGCTACAGCTGGGGTTCGGACTGCTGCAAATCCCGCTAAGCTCATCATCCCTGCCTGCTCCCTATGGCGGCACGAGCGGCACGGGCGTACGCGAGATCGAAAGCGAGAATCTGCGAAGAATCGCGGGCGAGATCGGGCAGTATTACGGCGGGGCTACGGGACGCTATTTCGCCGAATCTTTGATCGATTGGAAATTTAGCTCGGACGCGCTTGTGGACGCGGTGTTTCAAGACACGATAGGAGCTATCGCCGACTATGCCGGCAAAATGATCTCAAGAGGCGGCACGATAGCCTCAAATATCGGCGGGCTAGGCGCGAGCTTTTTAATCAAAGAATTATTTACCGAAATTTATGAGGTTGCTACGGGCAAAGATTTGAGCTTCGGCTTCGGCGGCGAGAGGCTGGCAAATCTAAAAACGGGCGGCGCGGGGCTGAATGTGTATTCAAAACCGCTAAGTTTTAGCGAATGGCTGGACTCGCTCTTTAGCAATACCACCGATCTTGTGGATTCAAATTTAAGACCGATCGGAACTTACAATTCGAACACGGGGACGTATTCGCTTTTCAGCGGCGCGCAGTTTAACGCGCGCGGCGAAAGTATCGGATA